CTTACTCATAACCTGCGTCTCAGAAGACAAAGTGGTAAGTCCCGTAGAACTATCTACTTCTGTTTCTGAGCTGGTGCTACCTGGGTCTTCAGCTTCACCACGAAACCTGTAATTCTCTCCAGAATCTACAGTTCGTTGAGATACAATCTCTCTCAAACTACTCCATGGGGGTGTCTGAATGGGAGACAGGCCTACTTCGACCAAAGCATCATTCACACTGTTCTTAAAATACTGGAAATATTCAAAATCCCAAATGGACGCATATTCAATCATCTGCTGGCATTCAGCTGACAACGTAAGATTGTAATTTCGAGTCCATTTCAGAGCTCCTTCAAGGGTTTCTTTCCTCAGCGCTCCAACAAAATCTCCATTTACAAGCTGCGGATGGTGACCCAAAAACAGTATATCTTCGAACTTCCGATAATTCTCAGTTAGTTCTTCATCTTTGCGAGAACTCGTATAAACTTGTCCTAACAAACTCATATCCGCTTGAATCAACAAGGGGTTCCACCCTAAACTTTCATCTTGTCCAAGAATATGGTCATCACCTAGAATCACCAGAGCACAATGTTCATCGAATATTCTGCCCGGAAACCGGGTTTTAAACGCATACCTGAAATACAATTCACAAGTGAGACAATTCAACTGGGTTGTCAAATAACCACCACTGTAATTCATACACAGCATTTCAATAATCCAGCCACCTAACAAAGCAGGGGCTCGGGTTTCATGGTCTCGAACATGTTCCACAGCTTGGGAAGTCATCTTCAAATTTCCTGCGATTTCTCCTAAAATCCAAAAGCACTTGTCCATTACTTGCCTCTGGTGGCGAAGATCGTATTCTTTAAAATCTCCATCCACCAATCGATTGGGATACTTCCGCAACCGATGGAAAATTTTCATAAAATCGTAAGAACCAGGATTGATTCCTAAAGCATATGGGTGTTTCGGGAACGAACAATTGAAAGCAGCAACGACTGAACCCAAAAGCATCCTGCATACAACGTTGTAAGTAACGTCATCACAAAATGTAATTCGAGTATTCACGTCCTTAATCTTGCTCGCAGATCGAACCTCATCCTTCATGTATCCAACAAAAACTTTGTCCAAAGGAACACCACTTTTCACTTGTTCGTACATGTGCATCACGTGGTCCTTGAACGCTGGATTGAACTTCCCTTCATTCTGATCAAACCATACCAGATCTCTCTTACCTTTACGGCGAGTGAAATAACAATACGGTGATCCTGGAGAAGTATCAGTAACAATAGAGCACAAAACACCTGGAATACCAAAAAGGGCTTCTTCAAAAGACAACTCACGGACTCCTCCTGTTCCAGAGAAATCAAGCGAGTCAAACAAATTTTCAACACACTCTTCAGCACATTGTTGCAAACGTCTTTCGTCCAAGACAACTTTGGTTGCAGTGGCCATTCGAAAAATCGATTCTTCAACTGGCTCTTTTCCTGCAGACCGGGGGTCTTTGGATGACATGATTGCTGGTTGTTTTGTAGTCTCCCACGGAAGAAACTCGCTTATCAAACTAGGCTTAAGTTTAGTCTTGTCACACATATGCAAACACTGATTGATCGGGGCTTTTGAGATTGACAAGATATTTGGACATTCCGTCTCTTCCAAGCGTTCAATAAGATCAGCTTCGGCAACAAACTTCTTTTGTCCCAAATCATCACCAATCGCTTCCATAATCATTTCATGAGAAACACGAATCGCTAGGCCAACAGGCTCAGTTTTGTTCACACTCCCAGCAACATGTATACCAACACATTTATTGATAAGATTGCCTGAAGCTATCATAATAGGAGAACCGCAGTCTCCTGCGGAAGTCATAGCTCGATAGCGAAAGCCATCATTGAGCATCATCCTCACTCCTCCGTAATTGTATGATTGAACATCTGGGCGAGCTTGACTCCATCGTAAACCGTTTTTCGTTCGAATCATCATGTCAAAACCTGCTTCTGGGAACTCATCATCTCGTAGAAACCGGCTTGTCACAGTCTTGAACTGTGGACATTGAGCATTCATCACTTTGATAAAAGCAAGATCGTGAACAATCTCATCAGTCTCTTCATCCTTACACATCAGAGTATTTTGCGGATCATAGATCCACGCATAATCGTGATTACGGTAGTGAAGAACAACTTCAGAACCAGGTTCCAAAGCCCTTCCTCCAGAGAAGAGACAATGAGAATACGTCATCAACCAACGACCACCAATAGGGATAACTTGAGCACTAATGTCAGGAAGTTCTAAGTAAGCGGTTTCTACACCGCTGACTCCTTCTCCGACCATACCATGCCCACGTGTCCAACGTGATTTTCCACCAGGTTTTTGCCTATGTGAGTATTTCGCTCGTGGATCAGACTGAGCTCCAAAAGAAACTCTATCTTCCCCAGAAGATTGACCAGAGAACCATCTCTTAACTCCATACATCGCTCCAACGACTAATATAACAGCCGAAGCGATCAAGATAGAGCTGGTGGTATCCGGCCACTTCATGTCTTCTGGTGGATCGTAATAGGAATACCAAGCAGTGTCTCGATCACACGTGGAATTCAAAAACGTTTGTTTTCTGAATTCCGCGAGATCAGTCACGCTGCGGTTGATAGCATCTTTCAGAGGATCCAATTCCTCAGAACCAATAGTCTTAGGTTCATCTGGTATGATAGAACTTTCAGTCTCTTGTTCTTCAGCATTGGTTTCAGAATCAGAATCAGGTTGCGAAACAGCACTCTCAAACTGCTGAATTGCCTGTTCAAGGGTTGTCTCACAATCATGACACCGCTGGTTACCGTTCAAAGACGCAGCCAACTTACCACACTTCGAGCATGGCTTCTTTCTCTTTCCTTCACCTTGAAAACGCTCTTTAGACGTAAAAAGTGAAGTCAAAGCTTCCACTATACTCACAGGAGCCGAAGGCAGAGAACAAGTCTTCCTTAACTCGGCATTCACCAGTTCTTCTGGGTTCACATGATCTTCATATAATCCCTCGCACTGTTCACGAATAACTCGAGAAAGTTCACACTTCTCATCATAAGCCTTCTTAACCAAATCACAAATGTTATCAAACGTCGTGAATGGCGTGCTACACGCTTGGTAGTTTCCAACCTGAATAGAAGGAATCACACGGAAAACAGCAAAAGATTTGTTCTTCACTACATCCGGTGGCAATCTCTTCATATTCAAAACGTAGCCTGACGAAGTCTTGATGCAATACTTTTCAAAACCATGAGCCATAGCACATTCAATTACGACATCACGTCGACGCTGTAGTGCATCGTTGGGGATTCCAGGAACACAGTCATAAGCATTATTGTTGATAGTGGCCACGCCCTTAGCGTGAAAACACTGTCCTTTAACACCTACAAAAGGATCATCCACTGACGCTTGGTCCAAACGATATTGAGCTGAACTAACAGCCATCAAATACTTTTGAGCCATTTCAACTTTCTGCTGTAAATCACCAACAAGAAACTCGTCAAGAATGATCGCATCTTGATCCAAATAACCTCCAAAGAACTCTGCTGAACAGGTCTTCGTAAACACGGTGTTCATTCCAAGTCTTTTCAACATCTGCTCAATAAGCATAGTTTTTCCAATTCCAGGAGCTCCAAACATATGCAATGAGAATGGTTCATCTCGCTTTCGTCCTTCACTACGAAACAAGTTTAAACACATTCTCTTCTTTTGCAATTTCTGATGAACTCCCATAACAAGGCTTCTCAAGGTTGCGTGTCTAACAGCCATGAGTTGATCAAGAAGATTGGAACCTTCTTTCAGGAGAATTTCCAACTGGTCAGCATAGTAAGCAGATCCCACTACTCGAGGTACTGATGAGAACTGAAGAATAGCGTTTGACGCACTTCTCCAGTTCGCACACAAATACTTGAGGCGGTAATCTTCAGAACCAAACTTCCAAGCAACAGCTTCTCGCACAACACTTGGCAATAGACAGAAGGCAGCAGCACCCAAATTAGCAACAACAGTACCTCCAGCCATCAACGCTGCAACGTAACGAGCACGTTCCAGAATCTTACTTTCTTGCTTAGTCGTCAAACCAAACAAGGCTGTAGCTAGAGTAGTCACCAATGCAACTGGTCCTACTTCACCTTCAGCGACATAAGTGGAACCACACAAGGCTGCAATACCTTTAGTAACTCCATAAGAAAGCACATTGGCACCAACGAAAAACAACAGAGCGTAGACGAGAGTAGTTTTGATCACAGTCGAGTTGAACATTGAATTCAATTTTTCACGTAACTCGTCTATGCAAAACATCGATCTCACCATTGAAACAATCGCTTGCTTGATCGTATCCATAAAACCAGTGACAATATCAGTGATCAAAGACATAAAATTAGTGATGGTGTTCCAAACACTATCAACAACTTCACGAATTAAAGACACAACATTGTTACCAGCAGTATCATAATATGACACGTCAAACAAATTTCGAATGTCAGGAGAAACAGAACTCGAAGTTCCACCTTCTCCCTCAAATTCATGCAATCGAGACTTGTAACCGTAATTTCCGTTTAATCCTAATTTCACACGCAAAGCGTAAAGCCATGAGAAATACTGCTCGTTACCCTCAAAGTCGAACTGTTGTTCATCCTTCATGGTCGAAGCATAAATCACATACGGATTCCAAGCAACCTCCTTAAATATCTTCTTTTTAGCTTTCACCGTAAGAAGAACATCAGGCATGTTTTCTTGCAGGTTGAGGGCCATCACTGACCCTTCAACCACTTGTCGCAGGTTTGTACAAAAATTGGGTGTTGGTTTACCATTTTTATGGGCGAAATCCCAATCAGGCAGGTCAAATGCAGGAGATGGGTCCATCACGGGTGGGGGTGCACATGAGTGGGTTCTGAACCATTCCCGGTCATGAACCTTCACATCAGTGTCCACCTTGTCACACGCTTCAATGAAATCAGCGACTGCAGTCAACAAACTTCCACGACGGGTATCAGCAATAAAATGATCGTACACACGACGAGGGATGCAAAAATCATCTTCAGGTCGTGAGTTGTCATCAGCCTCACCCATGAACCGGGGAAGTTCGAAAATCAACACATTCTTGTACTTCCGATGTACAGTAAAACGTTTAAGGGGTTTGAAAAGAAGTCGCTTCATATTTGGAGCTACTTCAAAGACAATCGGTCCTTTCGTTTGCTGATAATCAGAAAAATTTTCTCTAGTTTTACCACAGGGGCGGGAGTTGCGAGTACAACTCTCACTTTGTCCGCTTACCACGGTCTGTTCTTCAGACTCGG